CTAGTCAAGAAGCTGTCGGCTGAGTATAACTCTAGGCGCAAGATCAAGTGGGAATACTATTCTGGTGACCTGAACAATCCAGAAGACCTTGAGAAATATGGCCTCGAACCGATGATGAAGAAGGTTCTACGGGCTGACCTCTCTCACTATCTGGATTCGGACACTGAACTAAATAACATACTACTGAAAAAAGTCATGCATGAAGAGATTGTTGACTTCTGTAAATCTGTTCTAAAGGAACTAAATAACAGAACTTTCCAAATCAAAGCATACATGGATTGGGAAAGATTTATAGGTGGTTCGTGACGCACTCGGTTTACTAAATACTCTGAAAGGAGTATAATTATGGAAAAATATGGATTTATTTATCTTTGGTATGATCGAAAACGAAAAATGTTCTATCTAGGTTCTCATTGGGGCAACGAAAACGATAGATATATCTGCTCTTCTAATAGAATGAGAGATGCTTATAGAAGAAGACCTCAAGATTTCAAAAGAAGAATTATTCAAACTAACATAGAACGTAACGTATTGTTGGATGAAGAATATAAATGGCTAAAGTTGATTCCTGAACATGAATTGGGTAAACGATATTACAACTTGAGGCAACATAAATGGGGTCACTGGTCTACGGATATCAATAACAGTTTACCGATTAGACAAAAATTATCAACTGCAATGAAAAAAAGAATAGAAGAAGGCAATTATCTAAATTCCAGTCATTGGAAAGAAGGACATGAACCTTGGAATAAAGGTAAATCTATAGGACCTCAGAGGCAAGAAGTTGTAGAAAAAAGAGCAAACTCTAATCGTAAGAAACGAGGACCTTATAAAGGCGCAGTCGAGTATAGCGATACTCAAAAACGAGCAAATGATCCTAATCATATAAAGAAAGAATATAGAAAACCTCCTTCTAGAAAAGGATCAAAGCTTTCAGAAGATCAAAAGAAAAAAATGAGTGAAAAGTGGAAACAGATTTGGCATGAACGAAAACAAAATTATCATTAGAAACGTGAATGAAGCATATATTAGAATAATATGTGATGATGGAATAGCCTATGAGTTGAGAGAAGCCTTTACTTTTAGTGTTCCCGGATATCAATTCACTCCTCAATATAAGGCTCGCTTGTGGGATGGAAAAATACGATTGATGGACGTAAGAACACGGAGAATGTATAGAGGCCTCGCGCCTTACATATTTAAGTTTTGTGAAGAACGAAATTATGAATGTCGGTATGAAAATGAAGATTACGACGAAGAATTTTCGTTAGCTGAGGCTGACGAATTTATAGAGAAACTGAATGCAAAACATACTCCAAGAGATTATCAACGCGATGCATTCGTTCACGCAATTCGTACAAGACGATCTTTACTTCTTAGCCCCACTGCAAGTGGTAAGTCTCTTATTATTTATTTGTTGGCTCGCTTTCTCGCACATCGGGGACTAAAGAGGGGACTAATCATTGTACCAACAGTTTCTCTCGTAGAACAGTTGACCAGTGATTTTAAGGATTATTCAGAAACGAATGGATGGGACGTTAACGCGAACGTACATAAAGTTTATCAGGGTCAAGACAAGGAAACAGATAAGTTCCTGACCATCTCTACTTGGCAGTCTTTATACAAGATGCCAAAACAATGGTTCGCGCAATTTGACTTCGTAATCGGTGATGAGGCCCACCAGTTCAAGGCCAAGTCTCTCACTGAAATCATGACAGGGTTGACTAATGCAAGTTTTAGAATTGGAACGACAGGCACTCTCGACGGCACTAAGACACACAGGCTTGTACTCGAAGGTCTATTCGGGTCTGTTCGTAAAGTTATCACAACTAAAGAACTCATGGATGCAAAGCACTTGGCTGAGTTCCAAATCAAGTGTCTACTATTGCGACACTCCGAATCGATTAGCCAGGCAGCAAAGAATTTTAGTTACCAGGAAGAAATTCAGTACCTTGTCCTTAACGAATCCAGAAATCGTTTCATCTGCAACCTTGCAGTATCATTGGACGGGAATACCCTTGTACTCTATCAGTATGTTGACAAACACGGTCGTATCTTACATGACCTTATCGGACAAAAGCTGGGAGCAGATAGAAAGGTCTTTTTCGTAAGTGGTAAAACAGATGTGGATATTCGTGAAGACATTCGTAGAATCGTTGAGTCGGAAACAAACGCTATTATTGTGGCTAGCTTTGGCACTTTTTCTACTGGAATCAATATTCGAAATCTCCATAACATTATATTTGCTTCTCCATCTAAGTCTCGGATAAGAAACCTACAATCTATTGGCCGAGGTCTCAGAAAGTCCGACACCAAAGATGCCGCACAGCTATTCGACATTGCAGATGACCTACGCTATAAGAAGCATGAGAACTATACCCTCCGTCATTTTGCCGATCGGATCCAAATCTACACCGAAGAGAAGTTTGCCTTCAAGATTTACAAGATTGAATTGAAAGAAAGAAAACCACTATCCGAAGAAACCAAGCGAAAGATAGGCGAAGCTAACAAGATATCGCAACTTGGGAATACCAATAAGCGAGGTAAAACAAAAGGATAATACCATGCATCAACCTGTATCCGAAATCTATCATATCAGGTTAAACACAGGCGAAGACTTGATATCTGAAGTGTTCTGGCCCAAGACCAAAGAAGGTCGAGAACAGCATGTGGTTCTGGTGAACCCAATGAAGATCATTTGTTTACCATCTACCAAACAAGGCTTCGTCTCATTGTCTCTGATGCAATGGATATTCTCCAAGATTACATCGGATCAGCAGTTCAACATATTCAATCGGGACATTCTAACAATGTCCAATCCAAATGATAACCTGAAGCAATACTACAAAGAGACTGTAGATTACTTCAACATGAAGAATACTAGAACAGAAGAAGATGTGGTATCTGAATACCTTGATAATCTGGAAAGAGAGATTAGTGCCGTAGAAGAATCGGATAGGATCGTAGAAGATGATCTATTGAATCCTGATCTTCAGGACATTATAACCGAGTTTATCAATTCACTATCTTCTAACAACAAAGGAACATTACATTGATGGCCAAGGAAAAAGTAACACTGTTAGATGATGATAATGATTTTGGATTCACATTCCATGATGAGGAGGATATTGTTTCTTCTTCTGGAGTAACTACTGAGGTGGATGATTTGAAGGAAAGACTAAGAGTAATAAGGAAGACATATCTACCTCTATTACAACATCTAGCTAAGGACCCTGAGAAGGCCATGATCAAGTGGCCTAACAGGAAGGCGGTTCTGGATAAGCAGATGACTAAACTCATAGACCTTACCGAGGTCTAATCCAGGTATTCATATCATGGAGGACATAGCCAATATAGTACACTGTCAACCCTTTGTCAAGAGAAAAGTGCATGAGCAATAAGAAAACACCTGTACACTACGTAGATAACCAAAAGTTCTACCAAGAGATTTTGAAGCATAGAGAAAGAGTCAAGGAAGCAAGAGCAAAGGGCCTTGAAGACCCGCGCCTGCCTGACTACATAGGAGAATGTATATGGAAGATAGCCAATAAGCTGTCTTGCAAACCGTGTTTTCTTAACTACTCTTACAGAGATGAAATGGTATCGGATGGCATTGAGAATTGTATCCTATACTTCAATGACTATGATCCAAACAGGGGAATGAATCCATTCGCCTACTTTACACAGGTGATCTACTATGCCTTCCTAAGACGTATCAATAAGGAAGAGAAGAATAGATACATCATCTACAAGAATTTCCAAGAGACCATCATAAACAACGGCCACGCTGGCTACTTGGTAGATGGAGATGACAACCATGTGGTATCTGTTAACCTATACGACAACATCAATGACTTTATGGATAGATTCGAGAAGAAGGAAGCCGTAAAGAAGGAAAAGAGAAAACAAGCCAAAGAGGGCTTAATCCAGTTTTACGAGGAAGAAAAAGATGAGCAACGAAGTTCCGTTTCAAATTGAGAACCTGATCAATAGTATCCTAAACAAGAATGAAAACGTCTATATCCGTGGCAACTACAGACAAAGATTGGTAAACATTCAGGAAGCTATTGACAAAGCACTCAAAAAGTACGATAATGAACTCTATATAGCTAATGCTGGAAAGAAGAAGAGGGTATAAGTGTTCTTAGATAATAAGTACACAAAAACATATTATCAGTTGATAGATAAAAGACGGAAAACTTCCCTTAATAGGAATGATGTGTATGTAGAGATTCATCACATCATTCCTAAATCCTTGGGTGGTGATGATGTTGATGAGAACCTTATTAGTCTTCTACCGAGAGAACATTTCATAGCACATCTCCTCCTAACCAAGATGGTCGCAAATAAGAATGATATGATAAAAATGTTTTGGGCATTTCATCGCATGGCCTTTTCCAATGTACACTCTAGACAATATGATTATCATCGCGTTAGATGGTCAAACTTTCTTTCCGAAAATCACCACTCAAAACGAATAGTGGGTTGGAATGAAAAGATGAGTAATCTTGCCCGAGAAAGCTGGGAACAAGATACGGAAAGAAGGAAAAAAACAAGCGACTGGTCGAAGTTGCGCTGGAAAGATCCTGAATACCGAGAAAGAGAAACTGCTAGACTGAAAAAGATTGCTAAAGATGGTGGCAAAAAATCTACTCTTGTAGTCGGAGCAAAAGTAGAGTATAATGATAGAACATATCTGACATGGAATGATCTATTGGAGGAAACTGGAATTAGTAAGTTTCTCTACAAGAAGTTCTACAAGAATGGAATAGATCCGATGTTCAGAGTTGGTAAAGACGGGCCGATGAAAAAAGATGACATAACGATGCTTATAGAACTCTATTGTAGAAAACACTCAATGGATGTGCCTCAATACAAAGACGAAATGGAAAAAATCCTACAAAGGATGATGACTGTTGGTCTTATCAGTCAAAATGAAATTAACAATTATATGAGAAAGGAGACTCCGTAAATGGCTAAAGTGCTTATTATGACGGATACCCACTTTCGGCGTCAGAAATGATTCCCCAGTGTTTCTAGATTACTTTGCAAAGACGATGGATGAGTTTGTGCTTCCGTACATTCTTGAGAATGATATCAAGCATGTCATCCATGCGGGCGACCTCGTAGATCGCCGTAAGTATATCAACGTCAATACAGCACACCGCCTTCGTCATGACTTTCTCCTTCCTCTAGATGAGTTGTGCAACGTTCATATCATTGCTGGCAATCACGATGAGTATTACAAAGATACCTATCGTGTTAACTCTCTTGAAGAGTTTGTCGCTGGCCGATACAAGAACATTCATGTATATTCCAGCCCGACGACCATCACAATCGATGGCTTCGATTTCTTTCTGCTTCCTTGGATCACCAAAGAGGCCGAGAAAGAGTGTTACGAAGCAGTAGAGAACTCTAAGGCCTCTATCTGCATTGCTCACTTGGAACTAGATGGCTTTGAGATGCAGAAAGGGATGTTATCTGACCATGGATGGAATCATAAAGTTTTTAGCCGATTTGATCGTGTTCTTACTGGCCATTATCATCACCGTAGCACTCGGGATAATATTCATTACATTGGTGCTTTGTGCGAGCATATATGGTCTGACTATAATGATCCTCGCGGGTTTGTTGTCTTTGATACAGAAACCGGTGTTCTGGATTTCCATCGTAATCCTTTCCATGTGTTTCACATGGTGGCATACGATGACGTAAAGAATCCAAACATCATTGAGAATATCAATGCTACTGATTACTCAAGGTATAAGGATTGCTATGTCAAGATTGTGTGTGTGAACAAGAACAATCCATATGCATTTGATATGCTGCTGGACAAGCTGTACAAGGAACAGCCAGCAGATATCTCCATTGTTGAAGATGTGAATAGCTTCATTGATAACAACGTTGACGATTTGGTAG